GTATGATGATGGTCAGGGACTCCCACTCATTCAACCTATTTTACAGGCTTTCCATGATGTAGACTGACAGCGGGTAGTAAACTACCACACCAGCAAGCCTACCATGGGCGGGCACCACGTACTCCAGGTTTCGTTCCTGGGGAGCAAACTGTTCAAATCCACTCGGAATCTCAAGAGTCAACTTGCTCGGATCACGCCTGTAAAGAACCAAGCAGTTGGTGGCACCAGCGGTTCCGGAGGGTTTCTTGCCAGTAGTGCTCGTAACCTGATTCAATTCATTCACCCAATCGAAGGTGATACCCGGATAAACTTTCTTGAGGAACTCAAGAACAGTTATATCAGAAGTAGATGAACGAGGAATAGTAGCAATTCTTGCAAATACAGCCGGCGGAATAAGGCAAGTATCGGGAATCTCAACACCCTTCGTGGCAGCCAACTGTTCACCATACACTTTGGCAAAATCAGCAAGAATCTGATCCGCCGTAGCAGTTGCCCAACTACCAGTCGTAGGAGAAGTTTTGACTACATTAGGGTTGAAAAGAAGCCCGTACATTCCACCATAAGTCATCGAACCATCAGCAAGCCAAGCAACAGTATTAATATACTGTTCATAAGCCTGACGAACTGCAGCCGCCCTTCTAACATTCAGCGGACGTCCGGCCATTGCTGCAGCGCGAATCTCCTGGACATTATATCCATAAGAACCGCCGATGGACTTCACAACCACTGAAAACTCTTTACCCAGAACATCGCTGCGAGGAAGATCATCAGCGTAGTTGGAAATAAGTTTCATGATACCAACCTGATCAAACTGACGATACAGAATAGTATCTGCACCGGGACCAGCTTCACCAGAAACGGGGATCATTTTGGTGGCTTTGAATTCAGGATACAGGATGTCATAAGTCCTGGCCTTAATTGCTGTGAGTTCTCGCGTAAAAAATGCAGACTCATTCGCGTCGAGATTCTGAAAGATGATTTTCATTATTTTATCTCCTTTTTTGTTTAGTTCAATTAAGGCAGGTTAATTTCAACTTTGGCCAAACCTGCTCCACCCACCGTAGACCTAAATTTACCGCCTGTGGCCAAATTGTTAGTTGAAGAATTAGTAAACTTTCCAAGTCCACCAGCCATATCCACGTAAACCGGATCATCAGCCGTAACTGCAACAGCTGTTTCAACCCAAACAACACCTTGGCGAAGAACATCAACAATATCTTTCTTCACATAAGCACCAGTTTCATTATGACGGTGGAGTGAAATTCCGCGGAAGACTTCATCCATTCCCGTAAGTTCTTCAGCTGTGGCGGTAACAGTTGCCCCACCAACAACAAGAGCAGATGAACTTGCAGCAACTGCTTTAGTCTCAATCGTATAAATACGACCAGCACCATTTTTAGAAGCAGAAGTAACTGCAGGATGAGCAGCGATAGCAGCCAAAAGAGCTGTGGCGGTATTAGCGTGAGCAACAGCATAAGTAATAGGAGCACAAGCAACACCGTTAACCGTAACTGTAATTACGTTAGAAGCACCAAAATCACCACTAAAAGTAAGAACCGTTACATCGCGAACAGGGATGTGAACATCTTCTTCACCGGCTTCACTTGCAACAGCTCTTCCAAAAGGAATAGCCAAAAAAGCAGCAGCAGATTCAACCAAATCAAAACGAGAATCGGCCTTCATTCCCGCGAAGGCAGTTGCCATGTTAAAATTGTAAGCAGTCTGAGACATGTTTTTCTCCTTGTTTATTTTAAATTATTTGACTTTATATTCATCCTGCTGCCTCTTCAACATCTTGTCGCGGGCAGATTTTTCAGAGTCGGTGTTTGTTTCAGTTGCTTCATCAATTTTGGCGATGACTTTCCGCTGATTAGCAAGATTGTCATTTTCTTCTTTAGTGAAAGAAGCAACCACTGAATCAAGAACAGCATTGATGTAAAGATCAGTCGTCTTTTCATCAATCTTCTTGGAAACTTCAGGAAGTTTCTTAGTAATGATAGCAACCTTCAAAGCACGATTGTCAAGTTTTTCATCAACCTTATCCAGAACCACACCAGCAATGCGTTCCAGTTCAAGACGCGCCTGAACGGCATCGTTGATTTCTTTCTGAATATCACGTTTTTCAAGTTCATCAACCTTTGCCTTGAGAGTATCACGTTCAGCCGTAATAACCTGAATAGAATCATTGGCGGTCTTTACGGAAGCCTTTTCGGTTGCAATCTCACCATCTTTCTTGGCGATTAAATTGATCACCTCCTGTGCGGCTTCATACTCAATGCCATCAATCTTGAACTTCATTACTTTCTCCTGGTTTAAGTTATTTTGATTAGGTCGACTTTCAAATCCGTCAAATTTCATTCGAATATCTGTTCCACCTCTGGCATTATCAACAACCGCAAGATGATTATATTTACGACTTACTTGAATAGCATCAAATTGTTCATTATTAAAAACACCAGGTTGAAAAACTAATTCAGCTTCATATCCTGGAGAAAGTTCCTGTTTTCCTTCATCTATTTTACCAATACAATGAGCATCAGTAATCATAAGATTAGCACAAAGAAATAAATCAGCATCTTTTTCAATCTGTTCACCTATCCAACCAACTTGACGATAACCAGCATTATCAACTGTTATCTTTTTTTCTTCAGGATGATTATTTGTTATTGGTTTAAGTTTAAGTGAATCCATACTTTTCTGGTCAAAAAGAGTTTCAGCTGGAACAAGTTCACGAACAATTGCTCCATCAGCCATAAGATAGGCCATAATGCCTACTTTTGCAATAGGCGCTGAACCAGAATAATATCCTTCATCGGTTTTACTCATCTTACGTCCACATCCATCAAATTTCATCGTATCACGATGAGTAACTACTTTAATAGATGCAGATTTATCAAGATTATATTTTTGAAAGACCACTTCTTTCATAAAATCTCCAAATAAAAAAAGCCCAATGAGACGCTTAACGACTCACGGGGCAAATTTTTAATCCCAGATAGTCCGGGGAAAAATCCGCGACCTTTTCCTATAATATAATACATTTTTTTCTAAAGTGCCAGTAAAAAATCTCAATATTGAAATTATATTTTTCGTTGCACAAATGCTTCTACATTACCTATTCCACCATTACTGCAATTAACGGTAAACACTATTTTACCAGTAAACCGACTTCCATTATTCAAATAATCTTTAAGGATTTGAGCCATTTTTAGGGCTGAATCCCATGATTTTTCCCCAAAATGTTGCTTAAATTCACTTAATGGTATTTGTATCGCTACCTTTGTTTCCTGGGGCATTTTTATTTGTTCCTGGAGGTACAATTCCTTTTTCTCTTTCAGAATTACCTTCTGTTGTTAAAACTGTCTCATAAGAATAAGTTTCACCACCAAACCGTGATTCAGCAATTTCTTTTGGTGTCAAAACCCCATTCTTGATATAAATCTCATCTTGTTTAGCAACTAAATGACGAGAAGTAGCAATATCTGTCTCAGACATCTGCCACAAACTATTAAACTTAAGTTGCCAAGTGTCTGGTAAATTAAAAATTGATTTAAAATCAGTTGATTTTGATAACAGGGAAACAATTCGTTCTAATTGTGGTTTTAAATCTTCCTGTTGTTGATCAGAAATATCATCATAATACATTCTAATATTGCCGGAAGCCTGTGAACCAATACCTTTTGCTTGTTCACCGAATAATTTTACTTGAGGAATACCAGAAACAGCAGATAAACAGTCTTTCAAGAATTCAAGAATATCCTTAATACCATTAACTGTTGCTGATATTCTTGTAAATTCTTCTTCTTTATCAACAAGCATAGTATTAAGAATATGCTTGGCCATATCTATCTGTTGTAATCTTTTAGTAATTAATGTTTCTTGACCTGCAGCAATTAAATCCTGAAGATTATTAATGGTCAAGATACCAATAATAAACTCATCAAGAATAGCTTCAGTAGAAATAAGTGCTCCAGCAAAACCACGAACTCGAGTATAAACACTTTGAAGAACTGAATCACCCCAACCTCTTTTATTTAAAGATTCCTGTTGTGGTAAATCTTCTCCAACAAAACGTAATACTCGAGAATAATGAACTTTATATTCTGGAGTTTTTGTAGTAGCTTCAGTTAAAGGTGTAATTGTATAAATTTTTGGTTTTCCAAAATTAGGACTTGAAGCATCGTCATCTATATCTGTTGAATCCCAATTAACTTGTCTTTTATCATAAACACGAAAAAAACCAATTTTTTGTATATTTTCTTCTTTTAATGGAGTAAGAAGTTGTTTTACACCATCTCCTTTTTGTCCATCATCTATTCCCATTACAATAATAGCCCCACCATAAAGACGTGACCATCTCAAAGCATCTTTAAGTGCTTGTTTCAAACCTATACGATTAAGATATTTAGAAACCTGATTATTTGGATCACCATCAATTGAAAATCCTGCACGAGTCATATCTTTAGCGGGAATATCAACTATTTTCTTTGCTATACCTTCACCACGATATAAATCTGACAGTTCTTCATCAGTTAATTGAGAAGAAAGATAAAATTCAGAATTTTCAGCTTTATGAGTAGCAGCTCTTCCTGCTCCGGTCATTAAGTTCTGCCAACCATCTTCTTTAAGAATACCAACTTTTGCTTCTTCCATATTGTTCTCCATTTTTAATTTACAAATTTAGATATATCATAAGAACTTCCTGAACCATATTTAGAATAAATAACATATCTTCCAGTATCTTGACAATGGTCATTAGTTTTTAATGGAACATCTTGACCAACAATCTGTTTTTTAGGATTCCAAGCATATGAGTACATTTCATTTATATAATTTTCACAACCCTTATATATGGCAAAATCACCATTCTGCAACATTCTTGCTACAGTTCTTATTCCATCAAGAACTTCATTTTCAGCATCTTTTAATCCAACCACACAATCTCTTTTTAATTGTAACTGGAAACTCTCGGCCGATGGGTCACAATATATGTTTCTAACCTTATTGACAACTGGCGCAATGAAGGCTTTAAAGTCTGCTGAAAATTCAACATCGGTTTGTTGACGAGTTCGTTTAAGAGGATCATAATAGTATTCTCGCTCAGCCCAGATTTTTGGTTTTCCAAGAGGATTACATCCAAACAAGATGAATACACAAGGATTTGTGGTTCCATAGTCAATTCCTACATCATAATAAACTGCTTCAGGATATTGTTGTAATACATGTTTCGTTTCATCAAAGAAATCGAATATCGCTCCTTCAGCAACACACCAATGTCCAAGAATGAAACGTTTATACCACAACCCTACATATTCTTTTTTAAGTGCTTCAACATAAGTTTGTGGTAAGAATGGATTATCTTCAAGCTTAAAATGAAACAGGGACATATTTAAAGCAGCTTTTCTATCAATATACTCCTTTTTAAGCCAATGATTCGGATTATCAGTATTAGTTGTACCAAAAAATTGAGCACCCTCAAGAGACATTCGAGAAAGCATCATCTTAAAAAAAGATTCAGGCCAAAGGGTCAACTCGTCCCCATAAGCACCAGCCAGTGTACTTCCACGAATTTTTCCTTCTGAACGTTCATCTGAAGCACCCACAGTATATATAGTCTTATCCCAAACTTTCAATTCTCGCCTTCCTGGCATATAATGAGCATCTATGCCAAGAAGATCAAGAATTGGGCCAATTACGTTTCTTTTTAATGAATCAATCGTTTTTCCAGCAAGTAGCAAATCACCATCGGGAGAATTGCCAACAAATTTAAGAAACCTATGAATAGTAGCAACAGTTTTTCC